CATTGGTAAGTACTACAATGAAGCATCAATATTGGTAGAGATAAATATAGGTTCACAGGTCGTAAACATTTTACACCAAGACCTAGAATATGAAAATATAGTAATGACCAAAATGAGTGGGCGAAAAGGCACAATCATTGGGTCTGCAGGAAATCAGAATAGATTAGGTATAAAAACAACAAAAATAACTAAAAGAATTGGGTGTGCAAACTTAAAAACCTTAATCGAATCAAATAAAATTATTCTAAATGACTTTAATGTTATTAATGAACTTTCTACATATGTTGTTGACGGGACAAGTTACAACGCAGAAGATGGTCATCATGACGATTTAGTAATGTGTTTAGTATTATTTGCTTGGATGGTAAGTCAAAATTATTTTAAAGATGTCTCTAATACAGACATTAGAAGGCGAATTGCAGAGGAAATTGAAGACGATTTTACTCCTTTTGGTATGATTGATGATGGTCGTGAAGATGAATTTGATGGATTTGTAAGTAACGATCAATTCGAGAAGTTTTTACTAAGTTGAGTTTTTATAAATAAAGATACAACTTTACGTATAGATTTTATTATAAAGGAGAAAACAATGCCATTTCAAATAAGTCCCGGCGTTAATGTTTCAGAAATTGATTTAACTACCATTGTTCCTGCTGTATCTACCACATTTGGTGGTACAGCTGGTGTTTTTCAGTGGGGTCCAGTAGAGGAAAGAGTACTTATTTCCTCTGAGGATGAGTTAGTCAATGTTTTTGGCAAGCCCAATTCAAATACCTACGAGTCATTTTTAAATACAGCAAACTTTTTAGCATATGGCAATCAGCTATATGTAACAAGAGCAGCTAATGCTGCATTTAATGCTATTGCAAATACTACTACTGTTGAATTAAGCAATACTCTTGTTAAGAATAGACAAGATTATGATATCAAGTCAACTTCTTTTGATGCAAATATAGCATTTATTGCGAAGTATCCGGGACTAATGGGAAGTTCACTTAGAATTTCTGTTTGTTCTGCTGCAAATGCATACTCCTCCTCAGTTAGCCCTATTGTAACATCTAATAGTGCTGTTTTTGCATCAAACGGTGATGTATTATTTAAATTAAATGTTGGGTCGAATATTGCAAATATTTATGCTGTAGATACTACAAACACTGGGTTTGCATCTGTCACAACATTGTTTATTAAAGATCAACTACTAGTTGGTGATAAACTTCTTGTTGGAAATTCTTCGATTGGAACACAGTATCTAACAATTTCAAGCGTCTCATCTGATACAACTGCTACAGTTAATGATGGACTCGGTGCTTTTGCTAGGTTCAATGTTACTTTTGCTGAAACCTTTAATCAAAGAGCATCAATTAATGTGGCAACTTCGTCTAATTCTTCTGGCGTAAGTCTTGGCACAAGATACTGGGAATTTTTTAATCAAGTAGATGCTGCTCCCGGAATTTCTAATTACGTATCATCCAGAAACGCAAATACATCAGTTCGTGATGAGATGCACATCGTTGTTGTTGATACTCAAGGAAAATTTAGTGGAACTCCTAATCAAATTCTTGAAGTGTGGAATAATGTTTCAAGAGCTACTGATGCCAAGAGTGAACAAGGTGGATCAATCTACTATAAAAATGTCTTGAACGATAGATCGAGATATGTATGGGGAGCAAAAGATTTATTTGGTTCGAAAACTGCTTCTGATACTTCTCTTGGAGTTTCATCCAACTTTAGAAATGTGTCTTTAAGTTTCTCGAACGGTGTTGATGGAAATACTGAATCAGATATTCCAGTATCATCACTAGCAGCAGCATATGATCTTTATAAATCAGCTGAAGATGTTGATGTTTCATTGATCCTTGGCGGTAAAGCAAGAGGAAATATTGGTGAAACCTTAGCAAATTATCTAATAGATAATATATGTGAATACAGAAGAGACTGTGTTGCATTTATTTCACCAGATATTGCTGATACTGTTAATGTTCCACTAAGAGAACTTGATAATCTTGTACAATTTAGAAATTCATTAAGATCAACTTCTTATGCAGTTCTAGACTCTGGTTATAAGTATCAGTACGACAAGTACAATGACATTTATCGCTGGGTTCCTCTAAATGGTGATATTGCTGGTCTTTGTGTTCGCACAGATAACGTAAGAGACCCATGGTATTCTCCTGCTGGATTTAATCGTGGTCAGATCAAGAATATCGTGAAGCTTTCATACAATCCAGATAAAGCAGATCGTGATGTTCTTTATCGTTCTGGAATTAACCCAGTTGTTAATTTCCCCGGTCAAGGAACAATTCTTTATGGTGATAAGACGCTTCTTGCAAGACCTTCAGCATTCGATAGAATTAACGTTCGTCGCTTGTTTATCGTCCTTGAGAAGTCAATTGCAATTGCTGCTCAGTCAACATTGTTCGAATTCAACGATGATTTCACTAGAGCCGCTTTCCGCAATCTAGTAGAACCATATCTCCGTGATGTACAAGGTCGTCGTGGCATTTATGACTTCCGTGTTGTTTGCGATACCACAAATAATACTCCTGAAGTCATTGATCGTAATGAATTTAGAGGCGATATCTATATTAAACCCGCACGTTCAATCAATTTCATCCAGCTTAATTTCGTTGCTGTACGCACCGGAGTAGAGTTTGAAGAAATTGTTGGTCGCTTCTAGGAGGTAAAGAAAAATGGCATTCAATATTAACGATATTCGTTCACAACTACAATTTGGTGGTGCAAGACCATCATTGTTCCAAGTTATTATCAGCAATCCGATTAATCCTGTTGCTGATATTAAAGTTCCCTTCCTTTGCAAGGTTGCTCAAATCCCTAGCTCACAGCTAGGGCTTATTGAGGTTCCATATTTTGGAAGAAAATTAAAAATTGCTGGTGATCGTCGTTTTGATCCATGGACAGTAAATATTATCAATGATGAAGACTTTGCTGTTCGTAATGCAATGGAACAGTGGAATAACTACATCAATCTTTACCAACAGAATGTTACTGCTCTTGGGTCAGGTTCGCCTAGTGCGTACAAGTCACAGGCAACTGTAACACAATATGGTAAAGCAGGTGAAGTTCTTAGAACATATCAATTCAACGGAATTTATCCCGAAGCAATTTCAACAATTGATTTGGCTTGGGCATCCGTCGATGAGATTGAAGAGTTCCAAGTAACATTTCAGTATGATACATTCGAAGTATTGAATGGTATTACTGGAAATGCTGGCGGATCGTAATTAAGCATTAGAAAGCCGTTATAAATACAATATAACGGCTTTCTTTTCTTAAGGAAAATATTATTATGGCACAATTGTTTGGTTTTGAAATCAAAAGAAAAAATGAAGAACCTATCGAGTCCTTTGCTCCAGAGATAAAGGATGATGGGGCTGTTGTTGTTGCGGCTGGTGGTGCATACGGCACCTTTGTAGACCTTGATGGTACTGCAAGAAATGAATCAGAACTCGTAGCAAAATATAGAGAAATTTCACTTCAGCCAGAAATAGAAATGGCAGTGGATGATATTGTCAATGAAGCAATTGATGCAGATTCGGATGAAATTGTTCAATTGAATACTGATAATATTGAGTATAGTGATCAAGTAAAGAATTTGATTAAAGAAGAATTTCAAAATGTTTTAGATTTATTTAATTTTCAAACAGAAGCATATGAACTTTTTAAGAGATGGTATATTGATGGTAGAATGTATTATCATATTATCATTGATGAAACTAAACCAAGAGAAGGTATTAAAGAACTTCGTTATTTGGACCCAAGAAAAGTTCGTAAAATTAGAGAAGTTAAGAGAAAGCCAAAAGGCTCAATTACAGTTTTAAATACTCAAAGAGAGTATTATTTGTATAATGATAGGTCATTTTCTCCTGCGGGCGGTAATGCAGGTATGCCTATTGATAGTGGTACAACAGCCGGTCTCAGAATTTCTTTAGACTCAGTTCTTCATGTTACTTCTGGATTGATGGACAAGAATAATTCTCTTGTATATTCATATCTTCAGAAAGCAATCAGACCATTAAATCAGCTACGTACATTAGAAGATGCCACAGTCATCTATCGCATTTCTCGTGCTCCTGAACGTAGAATTTTCTACATTGACGTTGGTAATCTACCAAAAGTTAAGGCAGAACAATATATCAGAGACATGATGGTTCGTCATAAGAATCGCCTCGTTTATGATGCTGCTACTGGTGAAGTACGTGACGATAGAAAATATATGACAATGTTGGAAGATTATTGGTTGCCACGCCGTGAAGGTAATCGTGGTACTGAAATCACAACATTGCCAGCTGGACAAAATCTTGGCGAAATGCAAGACGTTCAATATTTCCAGAGAAAATTATATCAGGCATTGAATGTGCCTATGTCTCGCCTTGAATCTGGTACTGGGTTTAACTTGGGTCGTTCTGCTGAAATTTCTAGAGACGAAGTTAAGTTTACTAAATTTGTTGGTCGCCTTCGTCGTCGGTTCTCACAACTTCTTTTAAAGACACTTGAAAAGCAATTAATCCTCAAGGGAATTGTTTCGGAAAGTGATTGGCCTGATATTTCAAATAGACTCAATTTTGATTTTAAAATTGATAACCATTTTGAAGAATTTAAAGATGCAGAGGTACTTTCAAACCGCATCAATACCTTGAATGCTGTTCAACCATATATTGGAAAATATTATTCTGATATGTGGATTAGAAAGAATATCCTAAAACAAAATGATGAAGAAATTGCTGAAATGATGCAAGAGATAGCTGAAGAAACCCCTATTGTTTCTCCCGCAGAGCAGGATCAAATGCAACAAGATCAGCAACAGCAACAATCACAGCCCGCTATTAAAAGAAAACCAAATGTTCCCGGAACAGGGGAAGCGTATTAAAAAAATATAAATACATTATACAATTTAAATTTTTGGAGTAAATTATGGAAAATGATAATCTTGAAAATATTTTTAATCATGCATGGAATAGAGATGCAGTAAACCTAAGAACAGCTCTAGATGTTGAATTGCAGCATCGAGTTTCTGCTACTATGGATAACATGGTTGGCGATATTTCTGCTAGTTTATTTGTGCCTACCGGTGGTTCTGAAGAGAATGATGCTCCAGTAGAAGACAACACAGACATTTAAAGGAACTAAGATGGACAAGTCAGTAGCACAAACAATTCTTGAAATTCAGAAACCCCTTTCACAGGGCGAACAAAATTTTGTGGCACTTCACGGAGTATTACAACCAAACAAAGATTTGGTTCCCGGTATTACTGACCAAGATCATATTTTCAATGGAACTCCTCGAAAGATGGACCCAAAAACAGCTTCTTATGAAAATGTTAAAGATAAAGATGATAGTGACGAATCAACTAAGGTTTATGACAAGACATTAAAAGTTGAAGAAGAAGTTGAGTCTGTAGAAGAAGCTAAGGGTGAAGACGAATATAATGCTCGTTATGGCGCTGGTGGAAAGAAGCGTCCAGAACCTAAAGAAGCAGAAACTGAAGAAGGTGGAGCAGGAAGACATAAAGTAAATTATGTGCATCCTGATAAGAAAAATATCGGAAATGATCGTTTTGAAACAAAGGAAAAAGCTGTTTCTTATGCAAATTCTTTGAAGAAAAAAGGTTATCATGAAGTTAGTGTTACTGAAGAAACTGAAGCTGTAGAAGAAGCTAAGGGTGAAGATGAATACTACAAGCGTTATGGTGCTGGTGGTAAGAAGCGTCCAGAACCTAAAGAAGCAGAGAAATCAAAGGGTGAAAAAGATCATGATGATTATATCGCTTGGAGAAAAACAAATTTAAATGATAAAGAAACTACAGAAAAAATTGTAACTAAAGAAGCCAAAGGCGAAGATGAATATAATGCTCGTTATGGTGCCGGTGGCAAGAAGCGTCCACCTCTTGATCCAGTTGGTAAAGAGGATGAAGATGTAAATAACGATAATAAAGTTGATAAGGCTGATTCATACTTATCAAATAGAAGAAAAGTAGTTGCAAAATATCTAGATAAAACTCCAGTAGTTAAGGAAGAAAGATCTTCTCTTCGTCTTTCCAAGACAATGAAGCTTGGATCACATGAAGCTAAAGTTTATAGAGATACAGAAACTGGTGAACATCAGGTAAAATTTTATACTGATGGTAAACATCATTCCAAGGCAGATTATTTTACAGACGATAAAGAAGATGCTCATGGAACTGCAAAAGCAGGTTTAAAGAATTTACATACTAAAGATCAAACAAATAATATGAAAGAAAATATTGATCAGATTGATGAGCTTTCAAAAAATACTCTCGGCAGTTATGCAGCAAAGGCTCATAAAAAAGGTGATATGGCAGCTCGTATGAGTAATGGTGGTCAGAAAAAAGATATGGCAGCTTATGCCAATAAGCGTTATAAAGGCGTCCAAACTGCTATTAAAAAAATGAGTGAAGAAATCGAAGAGATTGATGAATTGAAGAAGTCTACTTATCAGGCTGCTGCCGATGAAGCAAAGCGTAGAAAAGATAATGCTGATGCAGAACTTGATTCTGGGTCTAAAAGTAAAACTCTAAAGAAGTTTTCTGCTTCATATGGCAAGACTATGGAACTTGCTAAAAAGAAAATGCAGAAGATGGATGAAAAAACTCTTACTCCTGCTGAAATGAAAAAACGTGAAGAAATTGCTATGGCAATTGCTAAGAAGACTCCAAACATGCCAATGGCAAAAAAGATGGCTATCGCTACTGCCGCTGCAAAAAAAGTTGCGGAGAATGTAGAAAATTTAGAAGAAAAAGAATTTTCTAAAGATTCTTTAAAAAATGCAATGGACGCTCTTGCTAAAACCGATGCTGCAGTTAAATCTGAAAGAACTGATATGGCTCGTAAAGCAGTTCATATGCAGAGAAAAAGTTTCCTAGAGAAGCATATCAATTACATCAAACAGAGAATGTCTGCAGAGCCAGCAATGGCTAAAGAAGATATTGATGATATTACAGAAGAAGAAATTAACATAAATTTTCATCGTGCAGAAGCAAAAAGAGTATCTCAAAAAATTAGTTCTTTAAAAAATAGTGAAAAACCAATTCCTGATGGTCTTTTTGCAGAACTTCAAAAACATAAGCAAGAAATTGAAAAAGCAGAAAAGAATGCAAAATTTCAAAACGAAGAAGTTGATTTTCCAACGCCCGCTGCAGATTCAAGAGAAGAGAAAACTCGTGTTCAGC